AGATCAAAAAACAAATAGAGAAAGTGCTGAAGCTACTCTTAAGGTTCAGCAAGCATATGTACAGTCTCTAGAAGATCAACAAAAGCTAGGGGTATTACAAGTAGCCCTAGTAGAAGCTAAGAGATTAGGTGTACACCAAGGAGTAGTAAATGCTATTGACGAAGCAGCTAAAGCACAAGATACAGCTAATACAGCTGCTCAAATTAATAGAAACATTGCTCTACAAGCTGAAGCAAGCGAACAACGACGAAAAGATATTCAAGAACGTCAAGTAAGTGCCCTAGACCAGCAGAGTGCACAAGCAGAGCAAAGATTTCAACAACAAAATTTAGCTGTAGAAGTTACTCTTGAACAATTAAATCTAGAAAAAGAACAACTAGATAATTTAAAAGAATCTAATAAACTAACTGACGATGCTTACAATAAACAATCTATAGCATTACAGATTAGACAGTTACAATTAGAATCCTTTAAAGAAGAATTAAGTATAAAACAAAAAATTCGTCAAATAGAGCTAGATAGAGATAAAAAATTAGTAACTGCTACAGGCGAAGATGCAGATAACATTCGAGAAACAGCTAAAGCAGATATTGAGGGACTGCAGCAAAGACTAATAGCAACTAAAAATTTAACTGCCGCAAAAATACAAGACTTAGAGGTACAGCAACAAATTACAGCTAGAACAAAAGCTTATGAAAATATATTTGAAAATACATTTTCAAATCTAGGTGATGCTTTAGTTGAGTGGTCAAGAACAGGTAAATTTGCCGGAAAAGAGCTGTTTAATAGCTTAATCCAGGATCTTGCTAGATATGAGCTAAGGCTTCAAACACTTGCTTTATATGACGCAATAAGACCAGGTATTAAAGGTGTTGTTAGTTCTATATTTGGCGGAGTAGCAACATCTGCAACTACTGTACCAACTGGACCTGCTGGCGCTGTTGTCTTAGGAGGGCCCGGTTATGCAAAAGGTGGAGCTTTTGATTCTGGAGTACGCAAATATGCTAAAGGTGGAATGTTTACTAATTCAATAGTTTCTGAACCTACTTTATTTAAGTTTGCTAAAGGTACTGGTCTAATGGGCGAAGCAGGACCCGAAGCCATTATGCCCCTAAAGCGCGATAGTCAAGGCAATCTCGGAGTACGTGCAAGTAACCAAGGAGCTAAAGTAGAAGTTATAGTAAACAATAATTCTTCAACACCTGCTACAGCAACAGAAACCGTAGATAGTCGCGGTAATCGACGCATAGAAGTAACTGTTGGTGATATGATTAGTGGTGAAATGGTACGTCCTGGTAGCTCTATGAGACAAACAATGCAAACTAACTATGGACTAAGACCATCGCTAGTAAGGAGATAACATGGCAATTACATCATGGCCGCAAAGCCTGCCCCAGTATCCAGAACGGAGCTACCAAGAAACACAAGGACATAATATTATACGCACACCCATGGACCAAGGCCCCGCTAAACAACGTTTTAGAAGCCTTCGTCCACAACAGTTGAGTGTACAATATATGCTTTCTAAAGCACAAGTAGCTACACTAGAGACCTTTGTTTTAGAGACACTACAGGGTGTATATAGATTTAATTTTCCACACCCTAGATTAAGCACTGGGACAAATTATGTTCTTAAAGAAGTACGTGTAATTCCACAATCAAATGGTGATTTATTCTCTCTACAACATATTGGTGCAGATTATTATAGAGTAAACTTACAGCTTGAGGTACTTCCATGAGGAACATATCTCAAGCTGCCCTACGTGCTTTCTTTTCGCCAGAAAGCGATGATACCTTAGTTACCTTAATTACTTTTTATCCAAGTCCTTATCCAGGCAATGCTAACCCTAGTCCTATTAGAATTTGTGATAACTACACTAAAAGACTAGCTGCGTTCACAACTGATACTCAGCTAGTTTATGGTGTTACTTATAAAAGTGAAGATTTTATATTTTTACCAATACAAATTACTTTACCCAATGATGATACATCAGCTTCTCCAAGAGCTTCTTTAACTATTTATGATGTTACTTATTTATTAACAGAAACTATTCGTAGTATTACTGGCCCAGTACAGGTAAAAATAGAATTAGTATTGCGTAGTTTATTAGATAATGATACTCAAAATGCACTGGTCACGCCCGAGGTAGTATTTAATGGATTTTATATTACTAGTTTTACATACACCCAAGATCAAGTACAAGCAAGTCTAGAAATGATAGACTATGCTACCGAACCGTTTCCGGCATATAGCTTTATACCCGCATATTTTCCAGGAATATTCTAATGTGGTACAATAATTATGTAGGAATTCCCTACCAAAATAAAGGCAGAGACCGTAGCGGTGTAGACTGCTGGGGACTGGTTCGTCTTGTGTATAAACAAGAATACGGTGTTGACCTACCCAGCTTTGCGGAGTCTTATGAAAATAGTATTGGTGAGCTTATTGAAGAAGCTGTTAATGAAAATAAGGAATCATGGTACTTAACTGACAAACCAGAAACTGGTGATATAATTTTATTTAATATCTTAGGTCACGATAGTCACCTAGGCATTTATGTTGGTAATAATTATTTTTTACACGCTGCCGAAGGTGCAAAACACTCAGTAATTGAAAAACTAACTAGTGTTAGTTGGTCCCGTAGAATACGAGGATACTATCGCTATCGTGAAAATGCCGAAGCTTTACTAACCGGGCACGCACATCCGCTACGCCGCGAAACATTTCAAGAAACATTTTCTCCAGGTATAACAGCAGAACAGATTGTTAATCAAATCAAACAAAGACACGAGATTTATAATCAAACTACTACTGAGTGCTTGTTATTTATTAATGGTAAACGTATACCCGAATCAGAATTTGCTAATACCCGAATTAAAGAAAATGATAAAATTGAATACCGCAGTCTTTTAAAAGGCAGCAGAACAATTTTAACTTTAGCTTTATTAGCAGCTACAGTTACATTTGGTGCTGCACTAGGTGCTGCTTTTCAAACAGCTGCTACAGGAGTTGCTACTACAGTTGCAGGATCAACAACTATAGCTGGAATAACAGTAGGTACTGCTACTGTTAGTGCAGGTTGGGCAGCTGCTGGTGCTATTGCTATTAATATTGCTGGTAACTTATTAATAAATCAAATAGCCCCTATTAGAGAAGCTAAAACTACTGATCCCGGACAGCCTCAAGCAGCAGATTTATTTAGTGGTGGTAGTAATCAATTAACTCCTTATGCTTCAATTCCTGTTGTTTTAGGCACTATGCGATATACTCCTCCACTTGGTGCTCAACAAGTAGTAGAATTTGAAGAAATAGCTAAAAATAGATTAAATAGTTTAGTAGTTTGGGGGTTTGGGCCACTACGAATTGAAGATATTCAAATCGGAACAAAATCTTTTTCAGATTTTACAGATAATCCTAGACAAATAACTTATAGTGGCTATGATACTGAAGATCCAAATATAACAGATGAAATTTATAAATCTGATATTAAGCAAGCAACTATTGCTAGTCCTATAACTATTCAAAATATATGGATAGAATCACAAGAAGCGGATGGAGAAACTGATCCTGCAGTACTAAGAAATATAGCACAAGTTGATTTAGACCAAGAAGTAGATAAACTAAAAATAGCCATTCATTTTCCAGAAGGTTTGCGCACTGTAAAAACTCGTGGTAATAACGCAGGCACAAGCTCAAGTGCTAGGTTTGCAGCTACTTATACTTATCAAAAACTAGATGCTAATCTAAATCCTATAGGGTCTGAAATTAGTAATACTGCAGTAATTGCTGCAAAAACTTGGGAAATATCTCCACAAATTACACAAGAATTTGTTACTGGTGGACAAGGTAATGATTATTATGAAACCGTTAATTTATATCGGTGGATTGGTATATTTTTATTACCAGATAATACTGTAACCCTCAGTTACGGTGCTCCTACACTATCTGCTGCTAGTTCGGAAATGGAACAAAGTTTAGTTGATAAATTGTATAGTACACAATATACTAGTACAGTTCAAGCTCCTGTTTCGCAGTCTATTACTAGAAATATTATTCCTCAGCAACCAGCCATTGGAGCAGTAGAACTATATAGGTTTAGAGTACTTGGTAATCAAGGACTAATTTCGGGCTCTTTAATTGATTTTACTAGTACCTTTCAATCAAGCACCGGATTAAGTTTAACTATTAGCGAACCTAGTAGTTTTAAAACAGGTAGATTAGTGACTGTTTCTCTAAGCGCCGGAACTGCTGTAATTGGACCAGGAATAAGGGGTTTAATTCAACTAGGTGGTGAGGGTGAAAAATACTATAAACACAAAGATGCCTTTACCCATGTAGAAGAATTAACAGTAGAAAAAAGTCGTTACAGAATAAAAATTCAAAGAAATATTGATAATTATAGTAACTCTGATCTAGGACTTGAACCTGTACCTATTACTACTAGTGATCAAGAAATACACTATAAGCAATATAATAAAGCATTTTTATATGCAGTTACAGGATATTCTACAGATACAAAACCAATTAATACTATTCCTGGTGGCGTTACAATTGCAAAAACTGCCTTAAGCATTTTAAGTAATAAGAATTTAAATGGTAATTTAGAAGGAATAAATGCTTTAGTTACAAGTGTTTGCAGAGACTATGATCCTGTATTAGAAACTTGGGATAATTTACAACCTACTAATAATCCAGCAAGTTTATTTTTACATATATTAACACATCCTGCTAATGCTTATAGAATAACTACAGAAAATGAAGCACAACAAATTAATTTTGAAGAGTTAGCCATTTGGTGGGAATATTGTACAGTTAATGCTTTTAGTTATAATAATATAATAACAGCAACAACTAGTGTTTTAGATCTTTTAAAAGATATTGCAGCAGCTGGTAGAGCTTCTCCTACCGTAATTGATGGTAAATGGTCAGTAATTATTGATAAACCAAGAAGTATAATTACACAATATTTTACGCCTCATAATAGCTGGGGTTTTGAAGGATCAAAAGCATTACCAAGACAACCTCATGCCTTTAGAATTAATTTTAGAAATCAAGCTAAAGCATATCAAGATGATAGTATTATTGTGCCAAATATAGGGTACAGTATAGCAACTGCACAAATTATTGAAGAAATTACAATTCCTGGAATCACAGATAGTGTTGCGGCTAAAAAACATGCGCAATGGCATTTAGCACAAATACGCCTACGTCCAGAAGTTTATACAATAAATACAGATATTGAATATTTAGTGTGTACTCGCGGAGATTTGGTCAGAGTAAGCCATGATGTTCCTAGATGGGGAATAGGTACAGGTAGAATTAAAACTATTATTACAGTAAACTCACAGATTACTGGAGTAGAATTAGATAATGAAATTTATTTAGATAGTAATAATTCTTACAAAGTATTATTTCGTACAGAAACAAATCAAACAATAGAAAGAATAATTCAAGCTATTCAAACTTCTAATTATTATAATACTATTACATTTACGGAACCTCTCGCCTTAGATACAATTAAGTCTCAAGAACTATTCATCATAGGACAACTTGGTCAAGAAACACAAGAACTTATTGTATTAGCAATAGAACCTCAACCAGGAAATACTGCACGTATAGTTTTAACAGACTATAGTCCTCAAATTTATAGTATAGATTTTGATGCAGAATATCCTGAAATTATATATAATCCTAACTATGTAAAACCACCAAAAGATTTAATGAATAGTTTTACCGAAAATCAAAAACCTGTTATAACTCTAGTATATAGCGATGATCGTGCATCTGATATGATTTCACCTGGAGTTTATAAATATAATATTAAAATTGCTTTTGCAACTTTTGAAAATTTACCTTTAAATGTAAAATATGTGCAATGTGAGTACATATTTTCATCGGAAGAAAACTCAAATAATACCAAAGTTTTATATTCAGAGTTTAGTAGTGGTACTATAGTAATTCCAGATGTAATGGTAGGTGAAGAATATAAGTTTAGACTGCGGTATGTAACAGAAGATTCTAGATTTAGCGAATGGACAGCTTATCAAACACATACAGTAGTAGGACGAGAAACTAATTATGGCGATGTAGATAGTGTAAGTGTTACAAGATCTAGAAGATTTTTAAATATAACTCCAGTTATAGATCCGTTACCTAGCGATTTTAATTATTTTGAAATTAGAATATTTAAAGATTCTGGTACAGGCGATTTCTGGGATAGTAATAACGTTAATATTTTTAAAACTACTACTACTGGTGTTGCCGTTGTTGATTTATTAAATTTTTCAAGCCCACGAATATCTGAACAAGGTATAAAATACAGAATAGCCTGTAGGGCTGTTGATACTGCCGGAAATTATAGTAATAGTTCTGGCAGTGCTCTTACAAGTATTACTATAACTACTATTCCTGACTAGAGGTATATATGTCGGCAACAATAACGCCTGGTGTTGATTCGTTAAATATAAAAATTACATATCCAAAAGAAGCCGATGGTATTACACTTAGAGATGACCTAATAGGCACAAAAGTATGGTACTCTAGTGAAAGTGCTAATTTTGATCCGGTACAAAATGAGGGTACACTAGTATATGATGGACAAGGGTTAGATGTAACTATTTCTGGATTAACTGCTGGAGTAACTTACTATGTTAAATATGCTTTAATTAGTGAAATAGATCCAAATATTTATGATATATCAGACACCGCCTTATCTGGAATACCTTACTCTACTGAAGGTATTATTGATTTAACTCCTCCACCCACTCCTAGTAATATAACTGCAACTGCTGGAATAACAACAGTTATTATTACTCAAACTACACCTACATATACAGAGGGTGGAGGACATAACAAAACTCACGTTTACGGAAAAAGTTTTGATGCAGAAAGTACATACACTTTACCTGTATTTACTGATGCTATAAAAGTTGGAGAATTTACTGGAGATGTTTGGTCGTTCTCATCAAATCCTGCTACAAAATGGCATCTATGGTTTAAATGGGAATCCAATAATAATGTATTTAGTGAAAACCCGTTTGGGGGCACTAATGGTATAGTGGCAATAACTGGCCAAGATATTGGTAGACTACTAGAAGCATTGACTGAGCAAATAACAGCATCAGAACTAAATCAAACACTAACATCTAGAATAGATTTAATAGATGCGCCATCAACCGGGTTAGTAACTAAAGTTACTGATTTAGAAACGGTATATGGAACTACTGTTTCAGCCGCGGCAAGTGCAGCACAAGCAGAAGCTGATAGAATACTTGCAGAAGCTGCTAAAATAGGTGCAGATTCTTCAGCAGCTCAAGCAGATGCTGATAGAATACTTGCAGAAGCTGCTAAAACAGCAGCAGATTCTTCAGCAGCCCAAGCAGATGCTGATAGAATACTTGCAGAAGCTGCTAAAATAGGTGCAGATTCTTCAGCAGCTCAAGCAGATGCTGATAGAATACTTGCAGAAGCTGCTAAAGATAATGCTGAGATAGCTTCTGCAAATGCCGAAACTTTTAAAGTAGCTGCAGTAACTGCAGCAGGTGAAGCTAGTGTTTCAGCTACTCAAGCAGCTACCTCAGCTACTAATGCTAGCGGTTCAGCTACACAAGCTAGTACTTCAGCTACCACAGCTGTTACAGCT